CTCCGCGCCGATGCGTAAATAATAGTCACGCAAGGCCGCGGGGAGAGGCGGAGTTGGCATGAAGCGGGGCTCCAGGGCGTAAGAGGGAGAGGAGAATGGACGAAAAGTATCGCCCGAAAAATGCCCGAAGAAAATGATTTTATTGCGAGTGTCGGATGAAATCTTTTTGACGATGGGTTTTAGTGAAAGTTTGAAAAGAAATATAGTTTTTGATGGCACCTTGGTTGGCGGTGGGTTTTGGATTGAGATGCGAAGCAATTCGAGAAATGTAGAGAAAACCCAAGACGAAAGAGGATTTTGAATGCGATGCGGGTGGAAAATCAGAGACGAAAACCCAACAACCCAACGGAAAAGCCCTTTCTCTTCCCCGTACAGTTTATTGTTCTTTTAAGGAAAAAAGAATAAAAAGAAGGGAGGAGGAAAAGTGACCTTTTTCTTGGGTTGTTGGGTTTTTGTAGATTTTCCGCGGTTTGCCTGAAAAAGTTCTTTTCTTTCGTTTTTGGTTGGCGCATAGTTGCTGCCATGGCTTCTTGGGCTGTCGTGATGACCTTGCCGGCGAGTGAGCGGTTGGCTGCTGACCGGCTCAAGCGTCTTGGGCTGGAGGTCTATGTGCCTTGGTTCAAGGATCGCGTGTCCAAGCGAAATGTATTATCAGGGATCATGTTTCCGCGCTACCTGTTCGCACGCGACGTGCAGGACTGGTATTCCGTTAGGAAGACATTTGGCGTCTTTGACGTGGTTTCTATGGGCGGGCAGCCATCCCTGTTGGCGGACGAGGCGATTACGGCGCTTCGCTCCCGAGAAGACGAAGAAGGGTTCATCTGGTTGCGCAAGAAAGATTCAGCCTTCACATTTCGCAAGGGTCAGCGCGTCAAGGTTGGCGGCTCTGGGCCTTTTGCTGGTTTGTGCGGGATTCACAGCGGCATGAGCGGCAAAGACCGCGAGAAAGTGCTGCTTGATCTATTGGGACGGGAAACGCCCGTTCAGATTCCGACCGCCGATCTCGTCGCTGCATAATAACAAGAGCGGGATTGGCTTGTCGATTGTTGTCCCTTGAACGGCTGGCAGCCGACGAGGGGTGCGGCGCTTGGAATTTATCAGCAAATTCAAGGAGGGCCTTCAGGGTTGGTAAAACCAGCCCAGCGAGCGCGTCTTAGTGTTCTGTTTTCTAAAACGCCCCCGTGCAGGGTTAGCTGCTGAAAATGAATCCAGATCAAGCACTCTGCGGCGCCAAAACTCGCAAGGGAACCCCGTGCCGGGACATCGCGATGAAAAACGGTCGGTGTCGCCGCCATGGCGGCAAGACGCCTCCCACGCCAACTGGCCTAGCGAATCCGAATGCAAAAATGGGAATCTATTCGCGCTTTCTTTCTGAATCAGATCAGGCTCTTTATCATGAAACAGAGATCGGAAAGGTTGATGACGAACTGCGTTTGATGCGCGTTCGATTGGCCCGAACGGTCAAAGCCAGAGCCGACTGGGAAGCGCAAGTGGCAGCTGGCCAGATTGATGCCGGCACGGTCATGGTTGAGCGAGTGAATGATGAAAGCGTGACCAAAGATGGCGTTGTGGTTCCGACTACCAAACGCACATTCCGCCTCCCTGATTTTGACAAGATTGAGCAAGCCTGTCTTGCCCGCATAGAAAGCCTCGAAAAAACCCGCAAGGAACTGATTGGCGAAGGCGCTGCAGATTCCGCCATTGAAATTGAAGGCGGTCTGCCGCCTCCGGACCTTGAGCCGGATGAGCCGGCCTAGTGGTCAAGGTCATTCTGCCAACCTTTCATGCCGATCAGGTGCGAGCCTATCGGATGAAATCGCGTTTCAAGGCGGTGCGCTGCGGACGCCGGTGGGGCAAGACGATTCTTGGTGAAACGGTCGCCTGCGATGGGGCCATCAAGAAGCAGTCCATTGGTTGGTTTGCCCCAGCATACAAATACACCGCCGAAGTCTACAATGACATTGATGAAATCCTGCGGCCTGTAAAGCTGCGCTCATCAAAAACTGAAGGTGTTTATCGCACCCGGTCTGGCGGACACATTGATTTCTGGACACTGGAGAATCAGGACGCCGGCCGCGGGCGCAAATATCATGGCGTGGTGATTGATGAAGGTGCATTCGCGGGCAAGGACATGATGTCCACGTGGCAGCGGGCGATTCGGCCGACGCTGCTGGACTTTGGTGGATGGGCGCTGGTTCTTTCGAATACCAACGGCGAAGACCCTGAGAATTTCTTCTGGCGCATCTGCAATGAACCGGAACATGGGTTCCGAGAATATCACGCGCCCACTCACAACAATCCCCACCTGCCCGCGGAAGAAGTTGAAAAGCTCATCCGCGAAAATCATCCGCTTGTATATCGTCAGGAATATTTAGCGGAATTTGTTGATTGGGCGGGCGTTGCCTTTTTCTCGCGCGCCTCGCTGCTGGTCAATGATCAGCCGCTGCCGCTGCCGATGAAGTGCGATGCGATCTACGCCATCATCGATTCGGCGACCAAGACCGGCAAAGATAACGATGGCACCGCGGTCACATTTTTCGCTCTGAACAAGCACGATCTTTATCCGCTGCAGATTGTCGATTGGGACATCGTGCAGATTGAAGGCGCCGTGCTTGAAACTTGGCTGCCAACGGTCTTTCAACGGTTGGAGGAATTGGCCAAAGCCTGCGGAGCGCGAATGGGCTCACTGGGCGTTTGGATTGAAGATGCCGCCAGCGGCATGATTCTGCTGCAGCAGGCTCGGCGCCGGAATTGGCCTGCGCGGCCAATCGATTCAAAGCTGACATCTGTCGGCAAGGATGAGCGAGCGATCAGCGTCAGCGGTTATGTCTATCAGGGCAAGGTGAAATTTACAGCGCCGGCCTATGAGAAGACTGTGAATTTCAAGAACGTCTCCCGCAATCATCTGCTTTCCCAGATTGTCGGCTTTCGTGTCGGTGACAAAGAAGCGGCCAAGAGACCTGATGACCTTCTGGACACTTTCACGTACGGCGTGGCGATAGGACTCGGCAATGCAGCAGGCTTCTGATTGGTCCGTTCCTGAGCCTTGGGTTCACGGCATGATGACCGAAAAGCGCAATGCGATGCGCGTCGTCGCCCGCGTTATCTTCAATTCGCGATTGAGCTTTTCCTGGCATGTCTACGACGCTTGCGGCAAGGCCATCAATGGCCGTTGCGCGGACCTAGAAGATGGAATGCGGCGCGCGGACGAATTGCTTTCTCTCGTTTGAGGATCGATGAATGACCTGGCCCAATGAGCAATCCAATCCTGCTGGTGCGATTCCGGTCTATCTGACGGGCGGCGCTGTCATCGTTCCGACGCCTCCTGTAGCTTTCCCTGCGACCATTGTCGCAGGTGCGACGTTCAACACCGGCATCATGCCGACCTTGGGATGCAAAGGCTTGGCGGCTTCGGCCGAGCTGACTCAAACGGGCGTGTTGTCAATCCAGCGTTACATCGATCTCGCTGGCACCATTCCGATTGGGGCCGCGATCACGCAGGCCATGTCTGCAGCGACACTCGCAACCGTGTCGGTTAACGATGGCCTCCCCGCCGCGAGCTGGCAGGTCAGCATTCAGAATACCTCTGGCGCACTTGGCACGCTGACCAATGCGGCTCTCCTTCAGACGGGAACTTGATGCGATGATGCCGAAACCTACACTCATCATTCATTGGTTCATCGGCGCAACCATCGCCGCTCTGCTTGTGTCCGCGGCGCACGCGCAGACATTTCAGGGTCAGGCTGTCAACGTTACGCAGCTCAAGGGCGCGACCGTGGACGCGGGCAACGGCGCCACCTCGCCCGCCACTCAGCGCGTGACCATCTCGAACGACAGCACAGGGCTGGTGACCACGCCGGCTGTCGGAACCAACAGCACAACCGCTCCGACGCATTCGGTCTTGATTGGGGTGAGCGACAGCGTCAATCTGCAGCCGCTGCTGGCTCCGTTCATTCTGGGCGATGGCGTGAATGGCAACAATATGGTTGCCACCGGCCCATATCTGTATAATGGCACATCGACCAATCTGAATCGCCAACGCGACATCATCGGAGCTGTCTCGGCGGGCACAGGCACTGCAGCCACCGCTCTCGCCCCCACCTCTGCGGCCGGAGGGGCGATTGTTCCGGTCGTTTCCGCAGCGGCAGAGGCGAGTCATGTGCTCAAAGCCGCCGCTGGAAACTTCTACAGTCTTACAGTGACGACTGGCGCATCCGCGGGTTATCTGATGATCGACAATGCCACATCTGCTCCGGCGGATGGAGCGGTGACGCCGATCATGTGCGTTTCTGTTCCTGCCTCATCGACGGTCACAATTGGCAATCCGGGCGAGCCTCCAACGCGCTATGGAATTGGAATGGTTGCGGTATTTTCAACCACGGGATGTTTCGCACAGACAGCCTCCGCCACCGCATTCTTTTCGGCCAAGGTGCAGTGATGAAAGTCCGCCTGCTGCTGGCATCACTATTCGCGGCGATCGTCCTCTCTTCTGGCGCAAAAGCGGAGAGCGTCGGTCAGTCAAGTCTGAACACTCCCAATCTGACTGTGTTCACGCAGACCACAGGCGTGACGATCACGAACACGGTTGCCGAAACTTCCATTCTCGGCGCTGGCGTTGGCAGCCTCGTGATCCCGGCGAATTATCTGCGCGTCGGGCGTTCGTACAAAATCTGGATGATTGGCCGCCGCTCAGCCACGGGCAATCCATCCGAACGCCTCCAACTCAAGTTGAATGGAGTGACCGTTCTGGACACCGGAACAGCCACTTCGGGTTCCGCAACGAATGAGGTGTGGGAATGCCGCGCCGTCCTGACTGTCCGGAGCACAGGCCTGACAGGCACGGGCGCCGCGAACGGTTTCTATATGGAACAGTCTGGTTCCGGGACGAATGACATTTTTGGCATGATCAACACGGCCGCAATTGCCATCGACACAACCATTCCCCAGACCATGAGCGCCACATGGACCTGGGGCGTCGCTTCAACGAGCAACTCGATCACGAGTTCGAACGTAATGATTGAAGTCCAAGGCTGATTAAGCAATCAAGGAACTCGCAATGGCCGCTCCTAAATTCGCCTGCCATTCATGCAAAAAACCTATCAGCGCAGAAGCGCTGCACGCCGTGGTGAATATCTCTCCGGCCATCGGCGGTGGAGACCAGACGTTCGCTTATTTCTGCGAATGCGTTGGCGATTTGACGAACCACGCTGCATTGCGTGAGCAGCACAAGCTGCCGGCATCTGATTCTGAGACAGAGGAAGCCTAAGCCTTGGCTTCGCTGATCACCAATGGCGGCTCCTCGCTCACGACGCCTCTGCAAGAGATGTTGCAGGCGGACGAGATCGTGCCTGGAGCAGCGCCAAGCTATCAGCTGTGCAAGACCATATATAATTATCATCCGCTCGGGAAGAAGCTGGTTGATTCGCCGATCATGATGGCGCAGTCTCAGAAGCGAGAGATTTCAATTCCTGATGGTCCCGAGGATCGCGTAAAAGAAGCCTTCGCCAAGGAATGGGAACGCATCGGCGCGGACAAACACATTGCCAACACCATGCGGCTGGCCCGCATCTACGGCATCGCCTCGCTTGCGCTTTTGGTGGAAGGCGAAGACAACGACAAGCCGCTCGATCTGTCAAAGCTCTCGGACAAGAAAATCTCGTTCAATGAGTTTGATCCGCTGAACACAGCCGGTTCGTTGGTGTTGAATCTTCAGCCCAACGCTATGGACTTCATGAAGCACACCGACATCGTTGTGTCGGGCAAGCGCTATCACCGCTCTCGGAGCGTGGTGATTCTGAATGAAGACCCGATCTACCTGGAATATACCACCAGCGCTTATGGCTATGTTGGCCGCTCCTCTTTTCAGCGTGCGCTATTCCCGTTGAAAAGTTTTCTGCAGTCGCTTTCCACTGACGACATGGTGACGCGTAAGGCCGGCGTTCTGATTGCCAAGCTGCAGAGCCCCGGCTCGATCATCGACAATATGATGTCGAAGCTGTTCGGCCAGAAGCGTGCATTGATCCAGGAGAGCCAGACCGACAATGTCATCTCGGTCGGCTTGGAGGAAGCCATTGAGACGCTGAATCTTCAGAATCTCGACGGCGCCTATGGTCAAGCGCGCAAGAACATCTTGGAGAACATCGCCGCGGCCAATGACATGCCTGCCAAGCTCCTCAATAGCGAGACCTTCGCAGAGGGCTTCGGCGAAGGCACAGAGGATGCAAAGAATGTCGCGCGCTACATAGACCGCGTGCGCGTTGAGATGCGACCGCTTTATGACTTCTTCGACCAGATTGTCATGCACCGCGCGTGGAATGAAGAGTTCTACAAGACGATTCAAGCTGACTTCCCCGACTACAAAAAGATTCCCTATTCGCGCGCGTTCTATGATTGGGTGAATTCGTTCGCCGCGATCTGGCCCAATCTGCTGACGGAACCGGACAGCGAGAAGATCAAGGTCGATGAAACCAAATTGAAGGCCATCATTTCGGCCGTCGAAGTCTTTGCTCCGATGCTCGATCCGGACAATAAGGCTCGAATGGTCCAGTGGGCTGCCGAGAACCTGAACGAGAATAAACTGCTGTTCCAGTCTCCGCTAGAATTGGACATCGAAGACCTCAAGAGCTTTGTCCCGGCTCAACCGCTTGAAGAGCCGAGCGAGCCCAAGCCTTTTGCCGCCCAAGATTCGCAAAGGGGCTCAGGCCGTCTTCGTTCGCTCAGCGAACGGGACAGCCTGAATGCTTCCCAAACAGGCAAGGTTCTTTCTCTTTCGGCTCCAGCAAAATGAATCCCTTGGAGCGGGATTTGCAATTATCTCTCCGGGCCGCGGGCCTGAGTCTCGACGCGATGCAAAATGCGCTCCAGGTTTATCAGCTCCATTGTCAGGCTCATCGTTGGGAAGAGGCAGAAACCGAACGCATGAGAATGTTGGCTTCGGCAGAGAGCTTTCTGGACAGCTACGCTGCGACCCATAGGCGCCTAGAGCTGGCAGGCCGGTAATGGTCAAGAAGAACTACTTTGACATCTTGACCGAGGCTGTGAATGACATCGAGGAGCACGGTTACGACAGCGCCGAGCGCGTGGCCTATTGGGCCGAACAACTACGCAAGACGGCTGAAGCCTCGATGGGGCCGATTCGTCGCATGGAGCAGATGCTTCGTGATGCTTACGAGGACATTTATCGGCGACTGATCGAGCGTGGCGGACTGGCGAAGATGCATCCTGGCGTGGAGCGCTATACTCTTCAGCGCGTGGCGCCTCATCTCCGGGCCGAACTCGATCGTCGCATTCTGGCGTCTGCTGATCTGATCAAGTTGAACCGCGAACAGGCGATTGCGAAGACACTGCAACGATTCCGCGGATGGAGCACGTCGATCCCGGCCGGCGGAACGGATGCCCCGGGCAAGGGCAAGGCAAAAGCCGACATCCGCAAGGCGATGGCCTCTCTCCCTTTTGAAGAACGACGAGTGCTGATCGACCAAGGCCACAAGCTCACTGCTGCGCTGAGCGACATCGTGGCGAAAGACCAGAACGCGATCGCCGCAGAGTGGCAAAGCCATTGGCGGCAGGCGAATTACAATTACCGCCCTGACCACAAGGCCCGCGATGGCAAGATTTACGCCTTACGCGGTAATTGGGCGATCGAAAAAGGGTTGATGTCCAAAGGCAAGCAGCCTTACTATGATGAAATCACGGCTGCTGCCGAAGAGCCTTTCTGCCGTTGCTCGATCAAGTGGATTTACAATCTGCGTCAGTTACCTCCTGAAATGCTGACCAAGAAGGGCGCTGATGCGCTGAAGGCGGCGAGGGCGAAGGTCAGGGCTGATTCGACTGAGCCTTTGGACGGCATTGCTTTGGAACTAGCCAAGACAATCGATCCATTGCATTATTCCCGCGGCTTGCGTTCCGTGCGCGTTGTGCCTGATCATGACGAATGGCACGCGCAGTATGATTCGGAAAAGAATCGCGTCTCTGTTCAGCAGAAATTGCTTCAACTGTCGAGCGACGAACAAGTTCACGTGTTGCTCCATGAGTTCGGTCATCGCGGACAGGACGCGGACAGCGAGACATACGAAGAATTCAAGCGCGAGCATCTGAATCGTCTGCCTTTGTTTCTCGACATTGCCAATCCAGTGCATGTCCAGGACTTTCAGAAGACAGGAAAAGTGGCCAGCGTCGCGTCTGAGGTCTTCGCTGAAAGCTATGCGCGCGCGGCTCTGGGTCTGGAACTGCCGGTTGAACTGGCACTGTTCTGGCAGAAGCGTTTCGCCCAATGAGGAGAGCATGCATGCGCGTCATGAAGTTTCTGGAGCGGATTGGCGCTGCAGTTGAATGCTTCATCTTTGGTCCGGAAGAAGAACAGCGCCCGCATTTCAAGATCGGCGAGTCCGCCATCGGCAAGGAGCCCAAGCCTGTGTCCAAAGCCAACAGCGTCAAAAGGCCCGCACGCAAGACCGCGCCAGCGAAGGTGAAGAAGTCAAAGGCCAAAACTCCAAAGACCAAAGTCGTCCGCCGCTCCCGCGCGAAGGCGAAAGGTTGATTCTGATGCCGCTGACCACCAAAGGCGAAAAAATAATGTCTGCCATGAAGAAAGAATATGGCAAAGAGAAAGGCGAGCAGGTTTTCTATGCATCAAAAAATGCAGGGAAAATCAGCGGCGTCGATTCCTCCCGCGCCGACATGACGGACCCGGAATGGCAGGAGCTGCGCAAGCTCCTGAGCGAATGGATCGGCGAAGAGGCCGCGGAGCCGGAGCACAAGGCGGATGCGTCCCCTTCCAAAAAGCTCGACATGCTGCTCAAGGGCGTCAGCCATTTGCATCGCCGCATGATGCGCGCGGACGCCGCACTTGGCGACATGGCAGATCGGCTGGAGAGGAATGATGCGAGTTGGGAGCGAGGCTTGGAGGACGACGAGCCGCGCGTTGTTTCTGGAGTCAAAGGCGCCAAGTCCAAACCATTCAAGAAGCGCTTCCCGAATCAGCGCGCGATGGTAAGATGGATGGAGTCTCCTGAAGCTGAAGATTTTGAAGTCCAATACGTCGAGCGAGCGTAAGTGATCCACGCTTCCGGCATCCTCTTTCTTGACAATGCAAAGAACGCGCTCTTTCTTAAGCGCGGGCCGGAGGGTGATCATCCGGGAGAATGGTGCTTTCCTGGTGGCAAGAAGGAAAATGGCGAAACGCTGCTCGAATGCGCTGAGAGCGAAACGCTTGAAGAGACCGGCTCCCTGCCAGAAGGCGAGCGGCGCTATTGGACGCGTCGCATCGATCCCGTGGCCGAAGTCGATTTCACCACATTCGTTCAGCGCGTTGACGAGCAGTTTGTTCCGAAGCTTGGCGATGAGAGTGTCGGCTACGCTTGGGCGCCCGCGGACAATCCGCCGGAGCCGCTTCACCCTGGTGCCAGGATCGCCCTTCAGCGTTTGAGCATGGACGAGCTTGGCATTGCTCGCGCCATGGCGGCCGGCGAGCTCACGAGCCCTCAGCGCTATGACAATGTCACGCTGTTCGCCATGCGCGTCACTGGAACGGGCATGGCCTACCGCCACAAGTGGAAGGAATATGTCTGGCGCGATCCAGCGCTCTATTTGAACGATGAATTTTTGGCTCGTTGCATGGGCCTGCCAGTGATCATGGAGCATCCGCAAAAGGCGATGCTCGATCCCAAGGAATTTGCAGATCGCACGATTGGCACCATCATGCTGCCCTACATTCAGGGCGACGAGGTGTGGTGCATTGCGAAGATTTATGACGACAGCGCCGCAGAGATGATGGAGAAGGAGCAACTCAGCACTTCTCCGGCTGTCGTTTTCCGTGATCCGGACGTGAACCAGCGTCTGGAGGCTGGAGATGGAGAATCAATTCTCATCGAAGGCAAGCCCTCCCTGTTAGATCATTTGGCTGTTTGTGAACAGGGCGTTTGGGACAAAGGCGGGGAACCCCGCGGGATTTCTTCCGAAACTCAAGGAGTCGAAAGCATGACGGAAGACGAGAAGAAGGCGGCCGACGACAAAGCTCGGAAGGACGCCG